TAACATTCATCAATGGGAAGAGCGCGACAGCGTAATTAAAGAAAGCGTCAGCCAACATTCGTTTAAGGTTGCTGCGATTGCGATTTTTTTGCTTCATCGCATGTTGTGTAATAACGCTACATTTGAAAAAGAAGTTGTTATGTATGCGGTGTTACACGATTTTGATGAGAGCATAATAAAGCGTGATTTGGCACATCCCGTAAAGTACAATAAACTAAATGGAAATAAATTGCGGGAGGTTATAAATGAATTTGTAAACAAGGAACTCACCGAGAGTAAACTTGAATTTGTTAACAACTTTTCTCACGAAGTTAAGGTATTTGTCAAGTTGTGTGACTGGATTGCTCTTATGACTTTTGTTAGCCGTAATAAGAATTTCGGTAGTAGAGAATTCAATGAAGAAATGCAGTATTGCTTCAAGAGTTTGAAGGTTGCTCAGCAAAATTGTTTTGTTGTAGAGAAGTTTTTTGAGAATTACGATTATATTTATAATGCATTGGAGGAGATAGAACATGAGTGGTAAGATTTATGGTTTGATTGGACCTAATGGCGGTGGTAAAAGTTATAAGCAAAGAGAGTTGCATCTACAAGCAGATACGGATGTACATTTTATAACAGCCGATTTTAGTGATGGAATTCGTGAATTACTTTGTAGAATAATCACGGGACAAAAGCATTGGAATGTGGATACACTTTCAGAAGCCTATGCTCGTTGGAAAGAAGTTAAACAGGAGTACTTTTTGCCAGACCTAACACGATTTGTAACTGATGGTCGTAGCGTTATGCAAAATATAGGTGAGGCTGTTAAGGATGTGTATCCGGACTTTTGGGCAAAGTACACTGGAAATATAATTTTTGAAAGATTGAACGAACTTACAAAAGAAGAGATTGATGATGCAATTGTTTGTTTTGGAAGTGTTCGTTTTGACGAAGAAATAAGTGTAATAAACTATATGCATCTTGTTTACAATAAACCATTAGAGTTTGTATTTTGTAATTATTGGGATGCACCTTATAGGGAAAGTGTCCACCCAAGTGAGGAACTTGCTAACAAACTTGTTAAGTTAGGATATAAGCATAACGATATAATAAAAGTGGAGGATCTAATAAAATGAGTACAAAATTAGTTCAAGTCAAAGATAAGACTTATCGCTTCAATTTTGAAGACTTTGAAGAAGAGGTAGACATAGACGATTTGTTAAAAATAGATTACGATAATCTGATTGGAGAAATGATTACATTTCCAGTTATTGTAAATCGTTTTGGTACTCTTCTTGCTGAGGCTGAGAGTAAGGTAGCAGAAGCAAAACTTAATTTGGAAGTATTTGAGGCAAAAACAAAGGAAAGAATTCGTACGGAACTAACTGAACAAAACGGGAAAAGTCCGACTGTTGAAGCACTTAATAATGCTGTTCTTATGAATACAGCATATCAAGCAATGAAGAAGAAACTTATTGATACACAGAAGACGCGTGACTATATAAATAGTGCATTCTGGAGTTGTAAGGCAAAAGATGAAAAGTTGAACAAACTTTCCCTTACAATAACAAGTGATGATGTTAGTGACGCTTCTATAGAGGGTCGTGTAAACAGCGTTTTAGTAAAAAGAGCGAAGAAAACTATTGAATAAACCTAAAAAATTTACAAAATGGCAAAAAATGATTTAAGATCACAGTTGAAAGCCACCTCCATCAAACACTTGCGTAAACAAGTTGATGACGAAGACGCAATGGTAGGTGCACAGAAAAATGACTATCTCAATCTTGAAGATGGTAAAACTATTAAGATCCGTATTTTCCCAGCGCATCCTGGCAATGAGGATTTTTATGTTGCAAAGAAATGCTATTGGTTGCCCTTTGTTACAAACGATGGCGAGCCAAGAAGAGGTACTGTGTTAGACTCTAAGATGCATGGTGGTACAAAGTACGATGTTGTTGAGGAGTATGTTAAATATGCAAAGAAGCATGTTGGAGATGATACTGAAAAGATTGAGGCATTAGTAGGCACAGGTCCCAAGTCAAACAGCCTTAATCCGCAGTACACTTGGCTGTGTTATGCAGACCGCATTAATGGTGACGACGAATTGCGTGCAAAGGTTTGGGAGTTCAAGAAAATGGTTCGCGATTCTCTTAATCGCCTTGCCTTCAATGAAGATGATGACGAGCCAATTGAGGTGGATCCTTTTACTGATGTTGACGATGGTCTTCCAATTGTTGTTACCTATCGTAAGAATCCCAACAAGAAAAAGGGTGAGAATTTCTATGAAGTGTCTTTCCCCAAGAAAGTTACGGCAAGACCACTTACAGATGAGGAAATTGAGTATTTTATGACTCTTAAACCTATTCAAGAGGTTGTTGGTAGGTATGGACAAAAAGATTTCGAAAAGGCATTAGAAGGTTTGCAAAACTTTGATGAAGATAACGAAATTGGTTTGTTTGAAGAAGAGGATTGGCTCAATCATCTTGAAGAGATTAAGGCGCAATACGATTCTGATGAAGATGAAGAAGAGGAGGAGGATAAGCCAAAGCGTAAAACAAAGAAGAGCGAAAAAGAAACTCGTAAGGCTAAAAAGGTTGTAGAAGAACCTGAAGAAGAAGAGGAAGAAGAAGAGGAGGAACAACCTGAAGAAACCGCTGAAGCCGAGGAGGATGAGTTTACCGATATGGATCGCAGTGAATTGAAAAAATACATTGCAAAGAATAAACTCGATATTGTTGTCAAGAAGTCAATGAGCGACGACGACATTCGTGAACTTATTCGCGCTGCTGCAAGTAAAGAGGAGGAGCCTGAAGAAGAGGAGGAGGAATCTGAAGAAGAACCTGAAGAGGAGCCTGCTCGCATTACATTAGATGATATTCGTAAGAAACTGAAGAAGTAACTGCTGTTTCTGTTATCATTTTATATTGTCAGTGGAGGTGGGTGTTTAAATCATTGTTGATGACGGCACCCATCTCTTTTTAATTAATGAGAAAATAATTATGGCTAAAAATAGTATAATAGATAAGATTGTAAATCGCTTTAATAGTGAAGATGTGATAAAGTTTTCTGACAAGGATTCCTTTACAGCAATGAAGAGTTGGGCACATACAGGAAGTCCGAGTTTGGATTATAACTTACATACATTCGGAATACCTACAGGAATAGTTGAAATTGCTGGTAAGTCGCGTTCAGGAAAAACCACCATGGGATTAATGGCAATGAAATCGTTTTTGAAGGATAATCCGGAAGATGGTATAGCGGTAATTCTTTCATCTGAGAATCGCGACAATAAAGACTACGCTTTACAGTTAGGTCTTCCAGTAGATAGAATCATTATTGTGAAAGTAAAGTATGTCGAGGCGATGTTTATGCAGGTAAAGAAACTAATTATGGACACCGACGATATAATGGCTGAGGAAAAGTTAAAGCCTAAATTCTTTTTCTTGTGGGATTCTTTGGGTGCTACATTAAGTAAGAGCGAGTTAGATACAATAGAAGAGAACACTACAAGGATGGAAAAGGCTCTTGAAAAAGGAAACGAAATAGGTACATTTGAATTGAAGAATGAAAAGATGATGGCTTTTGCAAAAGAGGCAAAGAAATTTGCAAAGTCATTAATGGCTGAAATGTATAGTCACATAATTCATTTTGTTATCCTCAATCACCAATATGATCAAAATAATATGGGTGTTACAACACGCAAGAGTACAGGAGGTGAGTGGATTGAGTTAATGCCTTGTTTGCGTTTGTCTATGAAATTAAAACAACACGAAAAGATTGATGATGTTGAGGTTGCTCAGATTAGTGAAGTTAAAGTTGTAAAGAATGACTTTGGTAGCCGACAGAAGACTGATATTCGTATTTTGTTAGGTTATGGAATAATTCTTTCGCAAGATGATATTGACTATGCTATTGAGAATGGAATCCTGAAGAAAGAAGGAGCAAAGAAAGTAAGTTTTATGAATGGAAAACTAACATGGATCAGTCCGCGTGAGTTGTTCAACCATTATTACAATCATAATAAGTTCTTGACAGTTCTTCATAACAAAATTAAAAAAAGTATGCAGGATGACTTGCTCTCGTTAAAGGAAAAATTGAATAATAGCGATGAAGAAGATTAAAAAACCTATTGCGATACTTGTTAATGATATTCACCTTACAAAAGACAATGGAGGTCTTGTTAAGAATATCATAAACCAGATATCTGCATATGCTGTAAACAATGAAGTTAATTGTATAATTTTTGGCGGTGATATCTTTACAAATCGTAGTGGTCAGCCGTTAAGTTGTTTGCTCGATTTTAAGGAAATAATGGAGAATTGTTTATTTCCATTTAGTGAAGTTCATATCATACCAGGAAATCACGATAAGACAAATCCTAATGATATGTCAAGTTATTTGGATGTGTTTGATAATTATGGAAATGTTTATTTGCATCGCGGTGCAGAATTTGGTAACGAAATTTCAGGTTGTCAGTTTACCTTTATTCCGTTTTTCTCAGATGAAATGTGGATGCAAGAATTCAAGCGTATAAGTAAATACAAATTGAACAAGGGATATCATAATTTTCTTGTTACGCACATTGGAATAGAGGGTGTTCGTAATAATGATGGTACAGAAGTTGATAGCGTAATAAAGAAAAATATGTTTGAAAATTATGATGCTGTTTTTGTTGGACACTATCACAATCGCAGTAAGGTGGGAAAAAATATCTATTACACTGGTTCAGCCTATCAGTCAAATTATGGTGAAGATATAGAAAAGGGGTTCACTGTCATCTATGATGACGGAACATTCAAATACGAGAGTACTAAATTCCCGAGGTACATAAAGGAGGTTGTTCAAGCCAACGATCGTGAGAGTATTTACAATTTGATTGAAAAATACGAAGGCGAAGAATACAATCATATTCGTTTCGAGATAGTAGGTAGCCGTGTAGATTGTGAGAAGGTTATTGCTATGAATATAGAGGGGTGTGGAATAGATTGTAAATATAAAACCATAGAACAAAATAATGCACTTGAAATTGCTGAAAATGATAATGTAAGTTGTTACGACAAGAAGACTATAATTCAAGATTTTGTTTCGTTTTGTAAAGAAAATAATATAAGCGGAAAACAAATGCAGTACGGATTAAAACTTATAAAGGAGATAAAGTATGTGGAGTCTTAAGAACATAAAGTTTACAAACTTATTCAGCCACAAGAGCAGCGAATATAAGTTCTTGAATGGCAAGTGTGTAATAATAAGCGGAGAGAATAAAAGTGATCGTTCGTTAGATAATAATGGCGCAGGAAAGACTACCTTATTTGAGGCAATAACTATTGCACTGACTAATGAAAGTCTGCGTAACATAAAGAAGGATGACTTTATAAATAACGAAGAAAATGAATGTACAATAGATCTCTCTTTGGAAAATAAGGTTTTGAAGAGTACATTTCGGATTGTTCGTGTTTTCAATAGAAATAAAAGTGTTAAAGTAGAATTGTGGGAAGATGGAAAATTGAACGAACAAATAACTTCTGTAAATGAGGCGAACAAGCGTATATTAGAGTTGGTAGGAGTAAGTCGTGAAGATCTTTTGCGATACTATATAATAAGTCAAGATAATGCCTACACTTTCTTTACAGCAAGCGATACGGAGAAAAAGGAAGTTATGAATCGTATAACGCAAGCATCTATGATTTTACCAGCATTGCAAAGCGTTAATGATAAGAGATTGTCTTTAATGACATCCTTGGGAGGTTTGGAATCCGAGGTGTGTAAGTATAGGGATAAAATAGAAACTCTTGTTGAGCAGAAGAATTACATCATTGAGAACAGAAAAAGTAAGTCTGATTCAATACGGAAGATAACGGAACAGATAAATTCTATTGGTGGTGATATTTTAAAAGAGAAAGAATTTATAAAAGAACAAAATGAAAAACTTGAATATCTCAAGAAGCAATCTGAAGAAATCACCTTAATAGATACAACAAAACTTTCCGAAGAAAAGAAGCAATATGAAGATAGGCTTGAAGAAACAGAAGGTCTTATTTTAGAAGACAAAAAGATAAAGCGTAATTTGAAGGCTGAATTAGAAGAAACAGTGGAATGTCCTAAATGCGGCTGGGAATTCATAAATGGTTCTGATTTAGGTCTTACAGTTGAAGAAGCAAAGAAATTATTAGAAAAAACAGAACAACACACTGCAAAGACATTAGACAAGAAAGAACGAATAGAGGCTCGCATTAGTACAATAAGCGATAAAATAAAATTAGCAAAAAAGAATAACAAGAACAAAGAAGAACTGGAAGATCAAATAAGACATGTCATTCAAGAAATTGAATTGGCTAATCAGCGTGTAGAGCAAAAGCGTAAAATGATATCCGTAAATAAAGAACAAATAAAACAAATAAATGAAGACGATTCTACAAAACAACATCTACAAAAACTTGAAAAAGATATAGAGGAATACAATAATCTTGTTAAACAAAAAGAAGAAGAAAAGAAGCCGTACGAAGATGAATTAGATATGGTGAATTTCTGGATTTTCAATTTAGGCAAGAGTGGTTTTATGACCTATTTAGCCAATAAGTCTGTAAAGACTATAGAAGGCATAACAAATAGTTATTTGCGCAAGTTTGGTGTTGAATTGTCTGTTTTGATTAATGGATTTAAGGTTTTGAAGAGTGGAGAGGTGCGTGAGAAGATTGAAGTGTTTGTCAGTAACGACGGAGTTACAGCCGAATCATTTATGTCAAAGTCTGGCGGTGAACGCAGTCGTGTAACACTTGCTGGAATATTAGGTATCCAACATCTTATAAACAATTCGTTGGGTGGTCGTGGACTGGATTTCCTTGCATTAGACGAGGCTATTAGTGGTGTTGATAGTAGGGGAACAATGGAAATAATAAAGACATTAAATGATTGCGGAAAGACAGTGATGATGATTACGCAAAACATAGAAGATTCAACTATTTGTGAAAATGTTTTACATGTTGTGAAAGATAGAGGTATAAGTATGTATGTATAAAACAAAGTTTTATAATATATTATGGAAACATGGATTAAACATATAAAAGATAAGAAGATAATTGCTATAGACCCAGGAAAGAATGGTGGTTTAGCAGTTTACAGCATTGACGAAGATAAGGTTATTGACCTTGTTACTATGCCAGAAACAGCAAGTGACTTGTACGAATTTATAAAGAAATACAAGATGCATGCTCGTTGTTATATAGAGCGTGTTGGTGGAATACCAGGAATGGGAGCCAGCGCAATGTTTAATTTTGGAAAAGGTTTTGGCCATCTTGAGATGGCTTTAATTGTTTGTAATATACCAACAACCGAAGTAACTCCACAAAAGTGGCAAAAGGAATTGCAGTTAGGAAACAAGGGTAAACAATCTACAAATGAATGGAAAGTGAAGTTGAAGAATCGCGCTCAACAAATTTTCCCAACTGTTGAAAAAGAATTCAATCTTAAGACGAAGAAAGAATGGTTGTCAGTGAGTGATGCGTTACTTATATTGGAATATGCAAGAAAACAGGAGATAAGAAAATGATATTAGTTTGTAGAAATAAGAAATGCAGTTGTTTTAATAAGGAGGAAGAGTTTTATCGTTCTCCTTATGTTATGGTTGATGGACATTTACAAAGTGTTTACGCTCCTTGTCCAGAGTGTGGTGAAATACGAGAGGAGATAAACGAAGCAGAACAAATACCTATTGATGAAAAGAATATAGATTTTGGTAAGTATTCAAGTGCTTCTAAGGAAGAGAAACAAGCCATTCTGAAAAAGCGTTCACACGAGCATTTTGTTAAGGAGATACAACCATACAAAGAACATCAGATAAATGAGGCAGTCAAAAATTTCAACAGTGTAAAATAGGAGATAAAGTTATGTTGTTAGAGGACCGCTTATTTCGATTAAATTTCTATTACGACCAAGAGAGAGTTGAGCGGTACATAGATGTAATTCAAACAACAGATAATCCTCTGAGGAAGAAGGGATATAAGGATTTGGTGTTTAAGATGATGAAAGATATTGTGCTGAAGAATGTTGGAAATTACATCAACTTGATGAATGGTAGTAATTTGGATATTCCTGAAAGAGGAGAAATAATTGCTGATTGTTATATAATCTACGACAAATGTTT